ATTACGCCGGCCGCGTCGCGAAGCTCGGCGCCGAGCACCCTTGGATCATGACCCAGTACCGGCTCCTCGACGTCGAGGCGCTGGGGGCCTATCTCAGCGACACGCAGCGCCGGGCGCTGTTTGCCGGCGAGCATCCCAGGCTAAGCGCCCCGCGCGACGGGATGCTGTACGTCCTCATCCTCGACATCGGCGGGGAGTCGGAAGTCGATCTTCCCGACGAGCTCGTGCGCGAGCAGGAACCGGGCAGGGACTCGCTCGTCGCATGGATCGGGGAGTGGGATCCATCTGCGGGGGTGGAGCCCTACCCCGAGGTTCGGGTGGTCGACGGCCATTGGTGGACGGGCCGGGACCACATGGCCGTCGCCCCCGAGCTCATCGACCTGTGCCGGCATTGGGGGATCTCCGGCGGCTGCATCGACGCGCGCGGAGTCGGCGAAGCCGTCGCCGGCGCCGTCAACCGCGCCTATCCCTGCGTCCAGGCGTACAAGGCGACAGACGCCACGGTCTCCGAGGATTGCTATGACCTGCTCGCCCGCGTGAACACGGGCCGGGAGATCCAGCAGCAGGCCCGCCACACCCGCTACGAGATCGCCCGCCACGATCTGATGCGGATCACCAAGCCCACAGGGCGCGGATCGTCGGACGCTCACATCGACGGGGTGAAGGCGCTGACGTATCTCCACCGGGCGATGCAGATGGAAGACGCGGCGATCTTCGCGCACGTGGCGAAGAAGGCCCAGGCTGTGAGGGAGGGAAGAGCGTGAGCGAGACGAAGCGAACGCCCACCCCCGAGCCCATCCGCAGGCGCCTGATTGCCTGCGACGATCTGGCCAACGACGTCTCGCTGGTCTCGCTCAGGGGTGCGCCCGTCGCCAGCGAGCTGGGGCCTGGTCCCGAGGTCAACGTCTACCGGGATTCGGCGAGTTATCGCATGGCGATCAGATTCAGCTTCTCCCGCAGCGACCTGATGATGCTGCGCGAGATCCCGCGGATGGAGGAAGGCAAGTTCAATGCCGACTCCCCCGAGGCGCGCGCGATCGTCAGGATGCTCGATGAGCTCACGCGACGGAGGTCCGAGTAGACCCCACGCCGCGCCTCTACGGCCGTGACGGCACCATCCACGGCTCCGAGCACCTGGACGTCGAGGTCGACGCCACCGGCACCGTGGTCGCCGTATGGTTCCGCTGTCAGCCGCTCCCCTTCAAGCAGGCGGCGGCCGACGAGGGCCGCGCGAAAGTGATGCGCGAGATGTACCAGCAGCAGCCGCCCACCAGGTTGATCGCCGTTGAGGTGATCGACCCGCCCAGGAGGTCCTCGTAGTGCGCGGGCTATTCATCGTGGGTATTTGTGACGAACACCTCGAGGTCATCGGCGTCTTCGACGACGAGCTGCTCGCGCTGCTCGCGGCCTCGGAAGATGAACGCGCGTTCGTGGCGCCCATCAACGTCAACATGGTGCGGGACATCAGCAAGCCCTGGCCGGGCCTCGTGTTCCCGTTTCGCGATCGCATCAGCAGGCCCGGCATGGTAGCGGGGGCGCGGTAGACACAGCACGACGTCCACGTAGTACCGCCAGCGATATCGCACGGGGGGACGACCTCATGTAGACCGTCTCCCGCCCAACGTCGTCAACGTCGAGCGCATCGACGACCGCGTCCCGCTGCTGGTTGGCGCCGACGGCCGGCCCCTGCGCGTCGAGGGCCTCCGCCCGGGCGAGAGAGCCTTCGGGCCCGGGGATCCCCAGCGCGCCACGCTCCCGCCGGGGGCGCCTCCGCGCACCCTCGAGCCGCCCATCTCCCAGAACCTGCGCACCCGTCCGCGCGACTGGGGGGGCAAGCGCCTCACCGCGTTCCAGCAGCTGCGCGCGCTCGCCAGCTCCGACCTGGTCCGCATCGCCATCCAGGACGTCAAGGGCCAGGTCCTCGGCATGTCCGTCGAGGTGGCGGCCAGAGAAGGCGTTGCCGAGACGCCCGATCTGAAGAAGCGCCTCGAGCGCGCGAAGGCCTGGGTCGACAACCCGGATCCATCGGCGCGGCTGAAGTTCCGGCGGTGGCTCGGGAAGGTCCTCGAGGAGGTCCTCGTCACCGACGCCCTGACGCTCTATCCGCTGCACGACCGCGGCGGGAGCTTCACCGACCCTGCGGGCAACCCCTACGGACTGCGCCAGCTCGACGGCGCGACCATCGTCCCGCTCGTCGACGTACTGGGCGCGCCGCCCCTTCCGCCGGCGACCGCCTTCTACCAGGTCATCCACGGGATCGTCGAGACGCACTTCGAGCTGGGCCGGCTGTGGTACCTGCCGAGGAATCTCTCGCCGGACAGCCCCTACGGCCGCTCGCCCACCGAGTGGGTGCTCATCACCGTCAACATCGCGCTGCGGTCGCAGCTCTACGACCTGGCCTACTTCACCTCCGGGACGATCCCCGAGGGGCTGTTCTCCATCACCGCGCAGTGGTCCCAGCAGCAGATCAACACGTACCAGGAGAACTTCGACACGATGCTGGAGGGGCGCGACGACGCCCGCCGGCGGCTCCGGTTCGTCCCCTCCGGAGAGTTCCACGACACCAAGGCGCGCCAGTGGGACTACGAGTTTCAGGAGTGGCTGGGGCGCGTGATTTCTTGGGCCTTCGGCGTCTCGCCCATGCCGATCGCGAAGATCATGAACCGCGCCACCGCCGAGATGCAGGAGGTCTCCGCGATCGAGAGCGGCGTCAGGCCCTTGGCGGAGTTCCTCGAGGACGCGATGAACGACTACATCGCGGGCCCCCTGGAGAGCCCCGACATCGAGGCGCACTTCGGCGCGGACGAGACCGAGGACCCGGCCACGGTCTACCAGCGCAACGTCGCCTACATCAACGCCGGCGTGCGCTCCGTCGAGTCGGTCCGCAAGGAGATCGGCGAAGCGAGCCCCGAAGGCGAGGAGGAGGTCCCCGCCTTCGTCATGACCCCCACGGGGCCCGTGTTCCTGCAGGATCTCCTGGCGCAGAAGGAAGCCGCCGAGCAGCAGGATCAGGCCCGCATCGATCCGGGACTCATCCAGCGCGCCTTCCTGGAGGTCCCCTTCATGACGCGCGACGAGCTGCGCGCGAGCCTGGGCCTGCCGTCGGTGGGCGGCGCCTTGGGCGCCGAGTACGTCGTCATCGAGAAAACACCGATCGGCGCGGCGCCGGGACCTCCCACCGGCGAGACGCCCCCCACGAAGGCCGAACCGAAGCAGGCGAAGGACGACACGGATTCCGACGCCGACGTCGCCCTATTCGGGGACACGCCCGAGCGCGAGCTCGCGCGGTGGCGCTCCTTCGCCATGACCCGGGTCGAGCGCGGCCGCCCGATGCGCAAGTTCCAGACGCCTGCGCCGGCTCTACCGGCCGGACCTGGGCGTCATCCCGGCGCCGGAGAAGGTGCGCGCTCTGTTTGACCTGGGCAAGCTCGACTTCCAGGAGGTGCCGCCGGCGTCGCTCGAGGGACCAGCGCAGAGCGTGCGCAGCCTCGTCGCACGCTGGATCGGGGATCACCGGGACGCTCTCGTCGCAGGCGCTCTCGAGGAGCTGCCCGAAGAGACCATCACCGGGAAGCTCGCGCGGCTGTGGCCCGGGCGGATGCACAAGAAGCTCGCCGACGTCGATCTCTCGATGGACGACCTCATCGAGGACATGACCGCGGCGCTGCAGCGCGCGGTGAAGGCCGGCTCCGACGACACGATCGCGATCGGCGGCTTTGACTTCAGTCTCGACTCGCTCCCCGAACAGGCCGTGGCCTACGCGAAGCAGCGCGCCGGCGAGCTCGTTGTTGAGATCCCCCAGAAGCTCATGGAGGACATCCGCGCCAAGGTGACCACCGCGATCGCTGAGGGCTGGTCGACCGACAAGCTGGCCGTGGCGCTCGTCGACGGGACGATCACCCCTGGCCGCGCGGAGCGCATCGCGCGCACCGAGACCGGCTTTGCCTACAACGAGGGTGCTGCGGACGTCTACGCGGCGGCGGGGCAGGAACACGTGGAGGTCCTCGACGGGGGCGGGTGTCTCCCCGAAGGACACGACGACACCGCAGACGATCCAGAGCTGGTCGTAGGGATCGTCCAGGACGACCGGCTCGCCAACGGCCAGGTCTGGACGATCGCGCAGATGCGCCAGCATCGGCTGGGGCATCCGAACTGCGTGAGGGCCTTCATCCCCTATGAGAAAGGAGCCTGACGTGTAGCGCGCGTTTACGAGCTCAAGCAGGCCGGAGCGGTCACAGGTGGCGGGCCCGCCGGCGAGGTCCCGATTCCCGTCCACTCGATGGCCGTCGTCACCATCGACATCACGGCGGTCTCCGGGACATCACCGACGGCCGACTTCTGGCTGCAGGGCTACGACCGCTTCGCCAAGCAGTGGTTTGACGTGCCCTACGACCAGCAGCTCACGAGCAACGCGGCCGCGGCGGCGCCCAGTGCGCGGCACCGCCTGAGCCTCAGAGACACGTCGCCATTCTCATCATGCTGCCAAAGTCCCTGACCGAGCCGCCGCCGGTCTGCGTCAGCTTGGCGA